CAAATCCAATTTGTTTCCATCAGCAATCATTTTTCTTACTTGGTTTTTAATTTGAGACATTGTCATTGAATCCGATGGTAATTTTTTTAACACCAATTCATTTTTCATTGTCTCTTTGATTTGCTCAATTTTTCCCATAACTTCTTCTTTATGTTGAACCAAGTTATCGGGAGCAATTCCTGTCCAAAGGGTAAAATGTTTTCTTTGAACAATCTTCGGGTTGTCCTCAAAGAAAATTTGAAGAACGTTATAACCCAAGTTAAATGCGGTGTTGGCAATCTTAGTTAAAATTGTTGTCTTACCTACTCCAGTTGGAGCAAGGATAACACCAATCTCACCTTTTGCCAAACCACCTTTTAACAATTTATCAATTCCTGGTATTCCCATTGGAATTGGATGTCTATAATCCTCATCCAAAACTGTATCCAAGTTAGAGAAGATATCGGTAATTCCCGTGTCTCTTTCTCCAACCTGTAATGCCTCACGAACAAGTCCTTCAACTTTATCATAAGATTCAAAATCTCCTTCATTAATAATTTTTTGGGCTCTGTCCATCGCCTTTTGAAGTTCTTGTTGTTTACAGAATTTCAAGGCTTTTTCTTGAACAAATAATGTTCCCTCATCGGGAGCATCTTTGATTTGTTTTAATGTGTCCAAGACAATCTTGGCAACAAGTTCTTGAGTTATTTCAGATTTAACAATCTGCTCAAGAGTTTCAAAGTTGGGAGTAGATTCATATTTTTTGTGATACTCCTTAACCATCTGTAAGATGATTTTAAAGTATTTGTTATCAAAATATGAGCTCTCAATTACGTCCATAATTGTGGTAGAGAACTCTTTGTCTACAATAATTTGGTTTAAAAGTTGTAGCTGAAATGTGTTCCCTAAGTAATCAAAATTCTTATTCATATTGCGTTTTCTCTCCCCTTGTTTTATTAAATATTTACTTACTTACCTTAAAGTCTAAAAATTAAAACTTAATTTTTTGTCTGAAAAAATGTCAGTTAAAGACTTTAAAACGTCTTTGATAATTGGTCGTACGTCAACCGTATAACGAACTTTTGGTGGAAATAATTTTCCGTTAAAAACTCTATGACAAATTGTCTGTTCTCCCAACTTGATGAAAATGTTAAAATCTTCAGGTCCATCGGTGAACGATGTGTCCATAACTGCGGGGTCATTCACAATTGAATCTTGGTAGTCCAACATATAGATTACCGTCTTCATTTTTAAATAATACTCCAACTCATCTTGTAATGATTTAACATACGAATACAACTCACTCGAGTTCTTCGAATTAGGGTTATATCCCCTTACGTTAAAAAATCTTTGAACGACAATGTTGCCATTCAACGTCAATAGAAATTCCATCTTGGTACTTTCTTGCTCTCTCATAATTTTACTTTTGGTTTGTGTTTCTTTTTTCTTTTCTTGTTAGTTTCATAAACGGCTTAAGGAATTCAACCCAAGCCTCATCGTTCTTTGGAAGATATTTGAATAGACCATCGTCCATCATCATTCTCATCAAATTACGATATCCCCTATCTGTGGGGTCAATTGTGTCGGTTAAGATTTGTGATACCAATTCTTTCCCTTCATCTGTGATTAATGGATTGGATAAATCCACAATCTTTAAGTTTGTTTTGTAGTATTGTTCTCCAAATATACCACTTTTTGTCTTACCAGTCAAAATATTTGACAAAGTTTTTGATTTGTTGGTCTCTGATAGTACCTGAGCTGAACCCATAATTTCCTCTACATTAAGAGGTTGTTTTGTGATTTCAGGGAAAAACTTAATTAAAGTTTTTTCTCCTAACCCCTCGATTCCATTAATATTGTCCGATTTATCCCCCGTTAAGATTTTACATAGTAAAACATTATAGTGAGGGAATTGAACTTTGTTAAGGGTAATCATATCCCCCTGTCTAAAGTATTGTTTTGCGTTTGGGGAGTAGATGGTCACTCTCTCGGAGATAAGTTGTGTGAGGTCTTTATCTGAGGAAAAAACGATAATATTCTCGTCCTTTGCCATCTGACAATAATAAGCAATAAGGTCATCGGCTTCGTTATTAATTAACTCAACCTGTCTTACAAAAACTTCTTCAAGATATTCCTTAACTCGTGATTTTTGATTTAGATATGATTCGTACTTATACTCATTCATATCTTGTCTTCTATTGGCTTTATATTGGGGATATAAAGCTTTCCTTACTGATGAATTAGAATCACCATCCCAAAACACAATTACCTTATCGTGGTTGTGTTCCTCAAGGAATTTGCGAATGGTGTTTATAAAATGATAAACACCACCCACGTGCTCCCCGTCGCTAAATAATTCTTTAACTCCGTGGAATCCTATTTTAAATAAATTATCTCCGTCTACTAATAGTGTATTAATCACAATCGTGATTTAAAAGGTGTAACAATAAAACTAATCTTCTTTTTCTTCTTTCAAGTCAAAATCTAACGAACTCACTCCAAGAATATCTTTCCAATAGTCAGCATATTCTTTTTTGTATGTTTCAATAGATTCTTTTTCTTCTGCAGTATCCTTACCCGCCAAAAATCCGTGAGGTGTTACGATAATCTTTCCATCTTCATAACCCAAACCATTGATGTGGTTTTTCATTACAGACACCTTTGTTCTTGAAGCGAACTTAACACTTCGTTTGTCTTTGGTAGCAGTAATCTTTGTTGTTCCCGCTCCTTTTTGATTTCCAAATAAGAATACCAAAGATGAGTTTAACCAAATTGCTTCACCACCTTTTGCTTTAATCTTTGGTTGACCAAAAGGATTATCAGGTAATTCAACCCAAGGCTGATTAACGATAACCAATGTGTTCTCAAATTTTGAATCCGCTTTACGTGAACCTGAAATACGTTGGTTAATACCCATACCAATTTTGTCAGCAAGTGTCGATGCGTTGTGTTGCTTCCCACCCTTACCTTCGAACGTCATTTTACAAGGAACTGAACCAACAGAATCCCATAAGAACAACAAACTATAATCTAATTCACCTTTTTCTTGTGCGTCCAATAATGAATTGATATAATCTGTAATTTGTTCGATGTAGTTAAAGTTATTGTTGAAGATATAAAATCCGTCCCAATCAACTTCACCCGTTGTTTCATCAACAACCTCTTCACAATCAAAACCCATAAGTTTTGCGTGTTCAAAAGACCATTTCTGTTCTGTAATAATAAACACAGGTAATATACCTTTTTTCTGAGCATCCACCGCAGTTTTAACCAAGGCAGTTGTTTTTCCCGTATCAGAGTGACCCAAGAACATATTCAAATGTCCAATAGCCGGACCAGGAAGTCCAACAGCATCCAAGAAATCAGAACCTAAGTCAAAAAATCTTTGTGGTTTATATTTTGCAGAAGTGGAAAACTTCTTTTTAACTGAACTGAAATCGTTCTTTTTAATTGCCATATTACTTAATATAAATTATGCGTGGTACCATAAAGATACCACACATAATGTGTTTTGTTTATTAGAAAGGTAATTCTGTGTCAACCTCAGCGTCAGCTTGTGGGTCAACTTGTTCAACTTTTTCTGCCGATTTTTTACCACCGATTGTAGTTGTTTCTTGAGATGAATTTTCATAAACATATCCACCCTTATCTGAATCCCATTTTGGTGTTTCACCACGAGCGATTGCTTCAAGATAATCAACAGGTTTTTTAGAATATACATCCAACCAAGTTAATTCATTTTCAATCCAAGCTTTTGCTTGTTCTTTTTCCTCGTGAACCGCAGTTGGGTCATCATACATAATTGTTGATACACTTGTGTATTCTTTACCTGCTGGTGTTTTTGATTTTGTTAATTCGATGATAAGGTCACGACCTTTTTCAGCGTCAGTGATGTCACCTTTGTTTCTCCAAATTGGAATGATTTTATCCAAGATACCATCATTTTTGTAGTTGTGCTTGAATCTCCAGAACTTTGGACCATCTTCCTCGTGGTCTCTGTCAATTACTTTTACGATATAGAACTTACGAGACTTATATTGTTTCGCCAATTCTTTATCAGATTCTTTACCAGTTGACATTAATTCTTCATAAACCTCGTTTAAAGGAGAACGCTCGTTGTCATTCTTTCCTGGGTCATAGAATTTATTCCATTGTCCACCTACTTGAATTTCGTGGTACCAAGCCTCTTTGAATGGCGAAGAGCCATCTGTTGTAGGCAAGATACGAATTCTTCGTTGTCCTGATTTTTCTTTATCCCCTAAGATTAAAGCGAAATACTTTTTCATTCTTTCATCTTGAGACATTTTACCTTGGGCTCCGCCCCCACCTTGTTGTGATTTTTCGTACTGTGCCAATACGGCGTCTAATGAACTCATCATATGTATAATTTTTAAATTGTGTAATATAAATATACGCCAAGTTTATCACTTTGTCAAATAAAAAAAGGTCTTTATTACAAGACCCTTTAAATTATTTAATACAAATACAATACGAGATTATCTCATATTATTATCAGGATTACTTGACGGTTGGAATGAACCTTTAATATCATTCACATTAATATCCGTTACTTGGTCAGGAGTTAAAACATAATCATTTTTTCCCGTCTTTTCCATATCTTCTTTCTTATCATCAAAGAAATCTGAAAGTTTTTGATTAAATGGGTATGAATCATAGGTTCTTAACTCCAATTTTTCTTGAGGAGTTTTTTCTCTATACTTTTCAATTTTGGTTTCAAGGTCGTTAAGTTTGTTCATAATCGCATCCATCTCACCTAATCTTGATTCCAATTTATTTATTTGACCAAATAAATTTTCAAAGTAATCGTCTTGTTTTTTCTCAATATTCTTTTGAGAATCAACTAAATCAGTTACATCAAGTTCTTCAGTTCCACTTTCTTCAGTTTCACTTTTTTCTTCAGTCTCACCTTTTTCGTCAACCTTTTCAACATCAGGGTCATTAGCCACATCAATAACCGCAGGTTCTGCCATTTCAGGTGCCGCAACCTCACCACCAGGAGCTGGCGGGGGAGCAATTTCACCAGGAGCAGGTGCCATTAAAGCATCTAACTCTGTAGGTTCAGGAGCAGCTTGCTCTGTAATATATTGATTGATACTTCTGTATCTTTCAATTTCATTTAATATTTTTTTATCTATTGCCATTATTATCCGTTTAATAATTGTTTAACACCTCTCGATGTCTCTACTCTAACTTGTCTATTAGCAGTAGTCATATGACCAGCTCTTTCAATTAAGCCGTCTCTTTCTCTTACAGTATAACAGTCTCCGGTATCTAAATCACATACTTGTTTAGTTCCGTCTCCGTTATCTTCTTCAGAATATCTAACTGATTTTCCTAAGTAATTGTCTAATGTTGATTTTAAGCTCATAAAAATCTTTTTAATATAAATATATCGGTTATGTGTTAAATTATGTTAATGTTGAATGTAAATGATTGGAACGCATCAGGTATTAAATTGTTGGGGTCAGCAAATGCGTTTGGTGATAAAGCTAATAAAGATATTTTTGACTCAACTGACTTTATCTTATTAAATTCAACATCATCGTTCATATTTTGTTTTATAATGTTTAAAATGTCAATACTATCAACACTAAATGATTGTTTGTTAGAACTAACATAAGATTCTAAGTCATTTGAGAATTGGTCTCCAGCCACAACAACCTTAACGATTGTATTGTTTGGTCCAGTTTCTTCTTTAATTGCTCTCCAAGTCCATTCAGTTTGGCCTGATAATATATCCCAAAGACCCGCATCTGGATTAATTGTAACCAATAACGAATTATTTGTTGTTAATCCAGTCATAACTAATGGTCCTGTTTGTTGTGGTTGTGTGTTGGCATTTAAAGGAACACCTGGTACTGATGTTGGTGGTTGTGGTGCGGTTTGGAATGGATTATATGTAAACTGACCTGAACTAATTACATTACCATTTTTAGTCCTTAAGACTATTGTTTGTGTTTGAGGAATTACAGTATTACTTTTTGGTACAATTACATTTAAATTTGTATTGGCATTAATTGTTAATTGACTAGTTGTTATACCATTAATTGTCACACCAGTTGTAAGTTCTAAGTCAGTTCCAACAATACTTAATATTGTTTGACTAGTACCTGCTAGTGGTGAGAATGAAATTATTGTTGGAAGAGGACAAACAGGTGTTGGTGATGGTGTAGTATTCAAGTTATTTGGAACTGGAGTTACACCGGCCTTTACTTTAATATTAAGAGTAAATGTATTTTTAGTTGAAAGTCTTAGGTCTTGTGTGGCAGAAGCATCTAATTTAGCATCTGCAGCACTCTTAAATGCATCTTGGAATGTTTTACTTAATTGTGTAAACTCACTCACTTCTTTTGAATCAAAATACTCTTCCGTAACACTAGGGTTAGACCAATAACAAGCATAATATTTAGTAATACCTAATGCATTATCACCATAAATTCTATCAACATCAGTTGATAATGATGAAATCATAAAATCAAGAAATTTATCAATTGATTCAAAAATTGCAATAGGTTTAGAAACTTTACCGTTTAATGTTTGAACTTCAACACAGGCGCTTTTTCCAGGAACAAAATAATTACTTCTACTAAAATAATCTTTAGTTAATTCTATTGTCGCATAATTATTGTTATAACCATTAAATGTTTTTCCTTTGAATGTTCTAACATAACAAATCATGTAGATTAAAACTTGTAATCTTGGGTTTGATGTTTTTGCCTTAATTGCATTTACTAATTGTGTGGCATTTAATGATGTATTTGTTGTTGTTATAAAATCACCATAACTAACATAAGCAGCAACCAAACCATTAATACAACTATTTGTCGCGGCAGCAACATTACTTCCTGTTTGTTGTATTTGAGCAGCTTTATTAATTTCAGTAATCCTTTCACTAACCGTACTGTCTTTTTTAACTTTTAATAACGATTCAATCTGTGTTAATAAATTTTGATTAATACTTTGTAAGTAATTATCAATTGCAGGTAAATCATATATTCCTTGTCTAATACCTGAAAAATTAGTTTGGAACGTACCAGGTTGTACTGTATGTTTAACCTCTGTAATTAAATAAGGACCATTAAACATTGGAACGTGTCTTAAGTTAAAATACATTGTTGGTTGGATTAAAGCATTTCCCATAGAAACAACCTGACAAGTATAACTTCTTTGTTTGTAGAAATTATAAAGACTAACGTTTTGAGTTGTACTATTTCTTCCATTAGCTTGGTCAACCATATCTAATTGAGTTTGTAAAGATTCAGAAGTTGCTTTACCACCATCCATTGAAACGTTAAATGAATAAAATATATTTTGATTTCTAATACCTAAGTCAACATTAAATCCAACACACCTATTTGATAACGCATAATCATTTTTACCTGTAAGGTTTTCAAGTAAAGGATTATCCGAAGCTCGTCTCATCTCAAACGCATCATCTCTATATCTAGAATTACCTTTAGGTAAATCCAAATATTGTGATGGAAGGGCAGTATAAAAACAAACCATTTTTGGAGATGAATTTCTATAGTCAACATCTAAGAATGTTCCCCACATATTATCGGCAAACTTTAACGAACCTTCTGTGTTTTGTGATATTGTCGTACCATCAACTTCTTGAATATTATAAAAATTAACATAAGAAGGTAATGGCATAACATTAAACTTATTTTTAATCAACATACCACTTAAGAAAGTGAATACACTCATACCTAAATTTAACGCTTTGTTATTTTCAACATCACCAAAAGCATCTCTAAGAGCAAAAATATCAATAATAATAGTATCTCCAATATTTCTTGATGCTCTATCTAAGAATAAAAAGTCCTCAAATAATGTTTTACTTTTATAATCAGAACCGGCAATCCACTTATCATTTAATGCTTTAAAAACTTCATAATTCTCAACTTTACTTTGTTGTCCATCAATAACACTATTAATTGTTTTTTCAGGTAATTGGTCTTGGTTAGGTAATTTATTTCTAACTTGTGTCAGTAATGTATTTAATAAATCATCTTGAAAATCTGCGGTTTGTTGTAAATAACTTTGAATTGTTTGTTTAAACCCATCACTTGTTATACTTGGAGAATATAATTTTTGTGTGGCATACATCTTAACTAAAGGAGCACATAATGTAATATTTTGGGTATTGAATCCAATATTATTATCAATAAAGAAATCGGTTATGTACGAACCACTATCACTATAAATTAAATTTTGAATTGTTGAAAATCCGACTTCGGTTTCTAATGTTGCCCATTGTTGTGGATAAGATAATTTAGATTGTTCTAAAGTTATTGTTCCTCCACCAGGTAATGTATTAAGAACATAAGGGTCAAATTGAATTGGGTCAACAACAATTGGAGTTGTTAAATTTTGTGATAAAAACGAATCAAAAATTCTTCTCTTATAGTTTGCAGGATTACCATACTTTAATAGAACATCATACTCTAAGAAAGACTTCATCGTATTGGTAAAGACACCTAATTGATTTTCAGCAAGTGAATTAAAATATTCCGCATTTGTTGTTGTTGATTGTTTTGTCGTAACACTCATCAAACTTCTAAAAAGATATTGGAAGTTTTTATAAACCGCATTAACATCAACAGGTGAAACACCAATCGCCACTTGAACTTGTGGACCTAAATCAATGTCTGCAATTGGTTTACAAAAGTTTAAAAACTCTTGTTCCAATTTATCTAAAATACTTTTGTCAAATACAGAAAAGATTTCCTCTATTTTACTATACTCATCACTTGATAATAATGTGAATGGAGATTGATTTGATGTGTTTGGTAAAATTTTATTAACATATGAATCAGGTTGTGGTTTAACAACTTGATTGGCATCAAAATAACCATAGTTTGGTGTTGACCATAATAATCTAACAGAACCATTATACATAGATTCGTTATTTGTTAAATTAACTTTGGTAGTACCATTTGAAACGCAATTTAATTCGGCTTGATTTACCAACACTGAACCAAATGATGGAACAACAAAATATTTTGGTCCAGTAACCGCAATCGATGGTGGTACTTCACAAGGTTCACTACTTGTAGTTGGGTCTTGAATATTATCAGGAAGAATGACTGACCAAGTTTGAAAATTAAGTGTTGTGTTATTTTGTGTTGCATTAAAATTAGAATCACCAAAGTTATAAACTTTCATACCTTCATTAACACTTGTTTGTATTTCTTTGTTGGTATAATTCACATATAAATCATATCCCTTATAAAACACGTTAAAGTCATTAATAACTTTAGGGAAAAATCCTGTTTGAATTTTAATGTTTGAGGTAGTTTGTTCTTGTAAAGTTATTTGTTTAACACCATCAAATGTAAACTCATATGTCTTTGTTTCGGCACTTGTAATAGGGTCAAAGTTTTCTTTGTAATTAAAATTTTTCCAAGCGGAATCAATTATATCAACACCTTGTTCTTTATAAGTTTTATATCTATACCAAACTGAACCTAACTTAAGAATCCAAGCATACGGCATTTTATGAATAGCGCCAAACTTTTTAAAACAAGATGCAATATAATCTAAATCACTTGAAGAATTTAATGTCTTATATCTTTCTCTTAACGACGCTAATGGTAATGAATTTAAAAATAAATAAGCCGCTTGGATATATGGGTATTTATCATTTCTTCTCCAATTATAAACACCATTCTGTATCGCATTAATAAAATACGGAGTATTAAGTATTGATGTAATTGTTTGAGTTGATAAACTAAGTGTTGGTGAAATGTAATTAACATAACCTTCTGTTGGTACAAAATTAGATACCTCTCTACTTTTAAAGAACGCATCCAATCCAACAATATTATTTAAACTTGGTGTTGTTGGATTTAAATATGAAAAGTTGGTAACAGGTCGGTTTGTTGTTTTATTATAAACACTGGTAAAATTGGCAATAACATTTCTCTCATCAAATACTGTCATCACATTCTTAGTATCATATACTAATTCACCTTTACTAAGGTTACTTGAACTCATATTGTTTTCAACCCAAGAAGGATTAGTAAACGGATATGTATCAATAACCAAAGGAGTGTTTGAAGCATTTTTAACCAATTGAGTTAATGCTTCAGAACTTGGCGATTCTTGAGGAATTTTACCTAAATCTTTTATACTAAGAATATTAAACGAATTTTCTGTTAAATTTTTAATATATGGGGTTACAAATATATCTCTACTATATTCTTGGTAAGCTCTACCAGTTCCATCATTTGATATTGATTTTAAAAACAACGTATAACTTGGATTACTTAAATCCCAATTTTTTAATTTAAATGTAATATACGGTGAACTAATTCCAAGACCTAAAACAATATTATTAGTTTCTGCTTCAACATTTAAGTTAATTAATTGATTAACCTGATTTTGATTTGCCCTAATAAATCCCGAATAGTTTGCGGTTAAGAATTGTCTTTCCCATATTTCATAGAAAAATTTAACCTCTTCTTTATTAGCATAAGCAAGACCAATTGAAGGAAATTCAATTGCATTTATATTAATTACCTTAGTTGTCTGTCCGTTGTCGGTTGGTGGTTGAACAACAGGAGGGTTAAACTTTTGAGTTAAACCTCTCATAAACTCTTCAACAAATTCAACCTCAGGCCATTTTTCATACAAATAACCTTTAGTATCACCAACAACCGATGGGTCACCAATATATTTTAATTGAAATCTTCCTTTTTTATCATCAGGAGTTTCAACAAAAAATTGAGGCCAAGGGTAAACGGGTATTTGTGAATTAGCATAATTTGAATTATCACTTAATGCTTTTGCCGCAACATTAACATTATCCCTAGTGTCGGTTCCTTGTGCCGCAGTTTGATTATTTATAATTACTTCTTTTCTAACTGGGTCATACTTAACATTCCAAGCATTGGTATGTACATCATCAAGTAATCTAATAAAACCTTCTGCCGATGCCATAATAACCGCAGAAATATTTCTCACACTAGGCTTAAACCCAATACCCGTATCCGAGTTTTCAATTTTTCTTGCCAAATCAGCAGATATTGCACTTTCATATTCCGATAATTTTTTATTAGCTTCAGTTTCAATTTGTGATATTGTTTTATCGAATCTAAAATCACCATCAAAAATATATAACGGTTCGTTAATTTTTGAAACTTTAGATGGATTTTGTTGAGTTCCTTTAGTTGTTTCTTGAACAGGTCTTAAAATATCTTCAATATATTTTTTTATATTAACTAAGTCTTCATTAGTTGGAGAAGTAATTCCAGTTTGTTCTTGAAGTGTCTTTAACAAATCAACACTTTCAACATCAATATCAATAGTAAACATACCATACGTAATACTATTTTTAATTGGGGATAAACCTTTTTTACCTAAAACAGGATTTGATGCCAATAAATTATTATAGTCCGTTGTTTGACCACTCAATAAACTTTTTGCAGTAACTCTAACTTGAGCATTTGCCGGTGTTAAATATTGGTTTTTAAATGTATAAACATATTCACCTGTAACTAAAACAATTGGTTTTGGGTTCAAATATGTTTTAAACCAAGAATTAGAAGCTCCTCTAACTTGATTGAAATATGAAGATAGAACATCTTTATATTGTCTGATATCTGTTAAAGGTTGAACATTAGCCTGAGGATAAGATGCAATAATTGACTTTTCAAAATTACTAAGTTTACTCATTAATTGAGCAACCGTTAACTCAGGGAAGTCCTCAGGAATTAATTTTTTGGCTTTATATTCACTATAAACTTCAACTATTTTTTCATAACCTCTTTCCGATACTATTTGTGTTACAACATTATCTTGGCTATTTGTTGGTTCTGAAACTCTAACACCTAAAGCAGATGAATTTTTTCCTAACTCTAATGTCTCTGTTGGTCTTGAAACATCATATCTTGTACTATACATATGTGGTGTTGCCAACAAGTTTCCAATAGAAATTTCATTAAGAATATTAAACTTATATCCAACAAACTCCAATCTAACTTGGTAGTTACCACTGAATGAGTTATAACTAGCATTAAATGTTCTAAGATTTAATTGGTATTTAATGGCTTGACCATAATAACCTTTAAGGGTTAAATAAAACGGACAATATGGTAAATTAAAAAAAGCGGCGTAAGGTGAACTATTACCTAATTGAAATAATGCTTTACCTTGAATATCTTCTAATAAAATTGTTACACTTGGAATGAATGAAGTGTTTGTTGTAACCTCAATCGATGTAATACCCAACAACCCACTATCAACAGTTTTACCTTCTTCGTTGGGTGACATTTTCTTATAAGCTTGGTTATTTGGACCAATTATTGTCTTCTCCTTTAGTTGATTAACACCTTTTTGATTTGTAGAATCTTTACCAGTTAATTCATCATAATAACCAGTACTTAAGTAAGTTCCTTCTGTTGGTCTTAAGAAATTCATTTTAGCAACCGAAATGGTTCTAATTCTATCTTCAGGACTACCACCAACAGATAATTTTGTTCTTGGTACAACTTCTGCCTCTAAGTTAGCATACATAACCAAATTTTCGTGGTCAACTAATCTTTCCGCAATATTACCAAACGCATCAATTGTTTTGTTGGGGTCAACAACAATTATATTGTTGTAATCAAAATCAACTAATATGTTTCCACTATTGTCTCCTGGTCTGTTACCTGCCATAATAATAAAAATAATTATCCAATGCCGCTTTATAGTCTTGTAATGATGGTAGTAATGGATAAGGAATAATCAATACCGCACCATCATATATATTATTTTCAAGTCCTCCAAATTGAGGATTAGCTTGTAATATCAACCAGCCAAAATATGGTGAGTTATAATATTCTTGTGAAATAATATCTAATCTACTTTGAGCAACTTTATAAATGTAATTTTTATCTGTGGTTTTTTGTGGCAAGTTAACGAAGGGGACAACAGTTTGTTCTCCATTAATTAAAAATTCACTATATCTGTTCCAATATTGAAATGCCATTATAATAGTTTTACTTTAGATACCCAAGTTGATGGTGAAATTTCATCATTCCAAGTTTTTGCATCAGTGTTTAAATTACCAAATTGTCCTAACCCTTTAATCAACGTTATTTGATTATCACTGTCAGCATTTTCTGTTGTATAAGTAAACACTCGTTTCTTACCTTTAGTATAAGGGTCAAATTTTAAAAACCTAACCAATTCTTCTTTTTCTTTTTTATCAATTATTGCCTTTGTAATGTCATTTTCCCTAACAAAATTTGGTTTTGTTTGGACTTCCCAATAATCCTGTTTTTTCAAATCAATAACGTCATTTGACATTAACATATACACTCTTCTTAACGATAATTTATCGTTAGTAAATACATCTGTTTGAAAAGGATTAAAAACATCTTTTGTTTTAATTTTTGTACCATCAGGAAAAACTAATGGTCCGGAATATGGTTTACCATCAGTCCATACTATTTTGGTATCAATTGTCGTTGCAGAATTAAACGCATAAATATTTTCACCAATTATTTTAACATCCTTAATTAATTCCTCCAGTGTTGTTGAAACGCCTGAATTAGTATCAACTTCAATAGTTCCTGAAGTAATATATGTTGTTATTTGTCCATTCTTTTTAGCAAATCCATCAGTACCCGTATTTGTAAATGCCGGAACTTGATACGTAATTGTATTAATCCTTGATAAGTTTGGAATATAAATTTGTTCAACATTTACTATTCCCTGAGTTATTACTGTTACAGGATTTTGATACACTCCTTTTTTATCCTGTAAGAATTTAACGTAATTATCTTTAACTTGACGAATAATTTTATTTGGGATATTTTTATATGTTTTTTTCTTTTCATCATTAAATTTTCCACCATTTAAAATTTGAATGAACCCTTCATCACCACCTTTAACATCCGCAATTAAATCTGAAAATATTTCGTCAATTCTTTTTTCAACATTATATGGTTTTCCAAATAATGGTACTTTTTGAATATTAGCATCTATATACACATTAAATTGTCCTTCAGTATAAGTTCTTTCTAACATCCATTGTTGTCTTAAGGCATTATTATATTGATTAACACACTCTTTATTTTTATTAACAACATTAGTAAAATATGTTTGAGTATTCGTAATTAAATCATCCATAAAAGTTTGATAACTTGTTGTGCCCGAAACAATATCACCAATGTTAACCGTTGTTAATATTGTTCCAACTGTTGATTCATTTGTCTGACCTTGATTAGGTAATGCGTCATTAAGTGTTGGTGCCGGAATATTTCGATTAGCATCTAAAAATTGTTTATCAATAATCTTATAACTGTCATCTGTTGGTGTTGCTCTATCGTCATAAATTTCAGTATTAGCATAATAATTAAAAGTTAATGCGTTTTGTAATTTATCAACCGATTCTTTTAATCCGCTACCACCAACAAAGTTAAATCCCATCGTAACATTGGCAATCATAGGTTGAACTCCAATACCCTCAGGATTAATATCCAAGTTTTCATATGTAAAGTTTAAACTTGTCGGAATAATTTTTGTATTATAAAAGTCACCAATTCTTAATATTAACACAGGAGGTGCACCAAATGATGTGTTTGTGGCGTTATTATACTCCAAGACATCTTTTCCACCAACAGACTTAACTGTAGGTATTGTGTCACCAGGTCTCATACATTGTTGTAAAAATGTAAGTCTAGAATTTAATCCTTCAGGTGTCATTGAGTGAAATGCCGGTTGGAAAAACTTTAACTTTTCTTTTAAGTTATCATAAACCATCGGAGTTTCTTCTTTTATTGTTTCAAAATAATCACACTCAGATAATAACGACCTTAAAACTCTTTTACTAATATTATCTCTAATGACAACTTTTTGTTCTAAAACAGGCTGAGTAACCGTCTTAGTAACAACATTACCAACGGTGACATTTGTTTTTGCTTGTTGTGCTTGAGATGGTGGTTCATCTAATTTAGATTGAATATCTGAAATAAACGCTCTTCTACAAGCCATAGAGTTTGTTGAATATATTTTTTGTGTTTTACTTAAGCTATCAGAATCATTATCAGTACAATTAACCTTTGTGCCTGACATAAATTTTTTACTTTTAGCGTCAAATTTTTGAACTTGAGCATTTTCACCCAAAGGCTTCTCTATAAATAATAATCTTTTTAATTGTACAAACTCTTGTATTTTAGTATCCGCAGTCATATATGTTATTGCAGAATCAATACGTCTTTTAGATAACTTTTGATTGTATTCTTTTTTTGCAGGAGCAGATGCACTACCAGCCAAGGATATTGTTACCGTACCAGGATAATTAGACATTTGAGTTTTTAATTCATTTATAAAATTTTGAATTTTATCTTTGTTTGGTTTAATTACCGTTTGAAAAAAGTTTGTTGTTTGTGCTATTACTGTACTGTTAGGACCATAACTTCCTTCTTGACTAATATATGGTGTATATGTATCAATATAATTTACACCAAGTTGTTTCGGAACATCATTATCAAAATAAAACCCTAAGTCCTTATATCCATTTATTTTAGTATTTGCTTCCGCAGCAGTAATTGCTCCTTGAGCAACCGCAGGTACATTACCAACAGTATTTACCGCATATTCAAGAGATTCTTGAGATAATTCTTTTGAAGTAATGGCTTGTTGAATTTGAAATAAGTCGTTTTGTTTTATTGTATAATATTTCTTAGCAAGTTCATATAAATCATATTTTCTACATCCGGCAAAAAACGATTCCAAAATACTATCAATTCTTACTTTATTGGTTTCATTATTTAAAACCTTGTTAACAATAACATTTAATGCCGACGGATGGTCAACAACAATTTTCCAAGTTAAAGTACCCGTTCTTGAAGTATTCTTATAGGTATAAATTGGTTCAGGTCTTCCCAAAAATTCAACAGGGTTCCAGTTAGCACTAACACTTTCAGTAAACGTTAATCCATATGGAGGGAACCACATTACTCTACCACCATTAGGTCCTCTTTCACAAACTGGCAAATCAGCAACCGCATAACCCGGAGCATTTGACGTAGCCCAAGCCAAGTTCTCAATCGAGAACATATATTTTTTGGCATAACCATTATTCTCATTTCCAATTAAGTTTGTCGAATCTTGACCACCTTCTTGTTTGTTTGGAGCAATATTAAGATTATACGTATTATCTAAAACTGAATAAGAAAATCTTCTACCTTGTGTTGTAATACCATCAGTTTTTTGTAAGTCATTAAACTGAAGATATGGTGTATCTTTGGCAAAAACTCGACAATATTCCGTACCAACTTCTTGTCCAATTGAACCGACATATGAAAGAACTCTAGAACCCTTTGTAATCTCTTTATAACCATCGTGAAAGACCTTACTCACTTGGTCAATAGCATTACCTACGTGTTGTAATCTTTTACCTCCTTGAGGTTGGCTATCAATAATTCTTTGGGTGTCATCTAAAATTGAACCTTCACGATATACTCTATTCGTTGATTCAGTTGAGTTGTAAGATGACGGCTTAAAGTCTTCATCTTGATTAAAGATTGCCCCACCAAGACCAACTTTTTTACCGGCATTATCTTTATACTTTGGAGATACCCAAGTAAATCCACCCTCGATACCACCACCATCACTATACGTAGGACCATTAGCCCCAAGTCTAACTTCTTGTGAAGGACCTTCATAAAGTTGAGCAAGTTCTTGTGGTCCATAGACCGGCATTTGTTGTTCTTGACCAAACGTATTTACAGGTAAATCTCCTGATGGAGAAAATACTCTTGACGGGTCAGAAGTAATAGAACCTACATAGTAATCACTATTATTGGTTGTCGAACCAACAATTGCCCCACCCAATCTGTCAAATAACGTTCTATCAAAACTTGGTTTATATTTGTTAAAATCAATATTACCAAATAAACGGGACTTTTGTCCACTACCCAAATTGTTATAAAACAATTGTGAACCTGTGGTATTTGCTCCCAATAAACCAGTTAATAATTTTCCAACGGTAGATTGTCTATAGGCGTTCTGTAATTGTTGAATTGTTGTTGGTTGACCTGGATTGATACTTGGGTCAAAATATGAACCAGGTATTGTAGATACAGGTAAAATACTACCGGCAAGTCTTAAAGCAAAATCACTAGCAGCAAGAATTGGATTTGAAGAAATTGTAATCTTATAGTTAGGTTCAATTAAAGGAACTCTACCGGTTACAAGACTTAAAATGTCTGTTCCACTTCTTACGTTGAATATGTTGGCTCGTCCAATTGTGTCTTGAAGTATTTGTGCTGCGATTCGAGCTTGAAAATCTTTTCTTAAGTTTTCAGCACCCATTCTTGCAATATACGAATCTTGACTTAACAGACCATCACTACCTTGTGGGTCTTTAAATAATAAGATTGATACAGGAGAATAACTTGAAGGTACAAATAATGATGGATTAAAATTATTTGAATATGGTTGTCCGTTTCCTTGTCTATCTTGGTCAGGTGTAACTGAATTAAACGTTCCAATTGCGTTTGCGGCATCTAACCCCTGTCCAACACCAGCATAAGCATTTAATGGTTTCCAAGCTGGTGAAATGTTTCCAATACCTTTATCCGAAGCGATAAACGATTCATCGACAATATTGGCATCTTGATAACCATATTCCCCCTCGTTTGATTTACTATTAAGTAATCCGTTAGGGTCGGGGGCTTGTCTATAACCACCATCATTTCCATATTGATTTAAGGGAAATAATTTGTTGGCTAAAGAAGGTTCGTCAATAAGTTGGTCAGGACTATCAATAACAGAATAATCTGATTGACTATACTCAAAATTAATAGGGGGCGTAAACTTACTAGGAGATTTACTATAAGGTTGTAAATTCCTTTTAGTAAGTCTTGTTAAGAAGTTCTCAATATTAATTAAATCTAAAGGACTTGTCGCCATCTATGTTTTATTTATAAATAGATTGATGGTATTTTTTTTTGATTATGATGTTGGTTTCATTTCTGATTTTATAGATTGTTTCGATATTTTTGATAATTGTTGTCTACCACTTTCACTATTGAAAAAATCAGTAAAGAATTTGTTTAGATATTCGGCACTAACACCAGGAGGGGCATCGACCTTAATTGTTATCATACCACCAAAATCAAGTTTTTGTAATGAAACTTTACCAGGGTCTTTGTCTTTATTCATTCCCTCAATTTGTCTTACTCTTGCTCCGCTAGCACCAAATACCGAAGCACCTCCAACCTCAGGAATTGTTTTAACTTTAGTTTTAATTGGTCCAGATTTACCAATATCAACGGCATTTTTGAATTCTTGAATTATTGACTTAAAACCTTGTTCAGCTGCGGAAGTACCTTTAACACCAGTAATTAAATTATTTAAAACTTCAGAAGTTTTATTTTCAAAACCATCTGTTGATTTAATAAACTTTTCTTCAATTTCTTTAATTTTTGATTCAAAACTTTTTTGGTCAAGTTCTCCTCCTTGTTTTCCCATAATTGCAGGTAGAATTGCATTTAACGATTCATCAATAAACCCACTAACCTCTTTTGTTTCCGGAGTTAACTTACTAATTTCACTTGAAATTGCGGTTGAGACGTTCCTAAAACCTTCAGCATTAGATACAACTTCTTTTGCTCCAGCAACACCATATCTCATTTGATTTATAATCGCTTGTAAATCTCCACCAATAACCGTTAAAACATCTAACTGACTTCTTTGAATTTCTTCAACCGTTTTTGGAGCTTTTTCTTGTTGTTCTCTAAGTTTTGTAATTTGTTCAGCAGTTATTTCACCTAATTTAACTGTTTCTTGTTCACCTCTGGCATTTTTAACTTTAACCGTATATTCACCCTTATCCATTTGAGCCATATTCGCCAAAAACATTTTATCTTCCTCTTTTTCAAAATTAATACTTGGACTTATGGCAGATAATCTATCATCTAAATCTGCGGCAGCTAATGCGGTTTTACTTAATTGTTCATAAGAAATTCCTGTTTCTTGAGCCATTTCTCTCAAGGTTAAAATACCTTGAGGGTTTATTCTAAATGATTTTGTTTTTTCGTCAAAATATGTGAATTGTTTTGTAGCATTAATTAAACTATCTTGTAAAGCACCAGGGTCGTTAATTGAATCATTCATTAATTTGAATGGGTCTCCCAAACTACCTACAGCCAAACCTAATCTTTGAAATGCCGCAGACATATTAATAGCACCTTCAGGAGTAATAACTTTGTCGGCAAAATTAGCAGTATCCCTCATATCAAATCTTAACATTGATGCTTGTGCCGCCATTTTGGTTAAACCTTGAACACCATCATTAAAATTAAAACGATTCATTGAATCTAAATTTCTAACAACATCTTGTGTTATTGTTTTAGCATTTAAACCTAAACTTTGAACATATCCAATCGATTCTTCAACATTAACACCAATTTGAGAAACCTCATAACCCGCACTACCAAACGATTCAGTTAAATCGGCAGCAGTTCTAGTTAATATTTGTCCTGATGCATATAATTTAGAAACTTGTTCTTCTGTAGCAATTACATTCCTTCGAGAACCCTCAGCAATTCCTGCCATTGTTGTGGTAACATCAGAAATATCACCACCAAGTTTATTTATCGATGAAACAGAATCTTTAATAGCATAATTCATCTCCTCGATTCGAACCCTTCCACCACCAAATGCTCTGTTAAGGCTATCCGCTTCAACAATCATATTCGAAATTGCAGAAGCAACACTTTGTAACGGACTTGCAATGTCGTTAAGTAGTTTTGCGATATCCTCTAAAGATTTTTTATTATAATCGTCTGCCATAATTTAATTTCTCATTACCTATAAATAGAAGAAGGACTAATTTTTTAGTCCTTCTTATTATTTTCAACCCATTTATCTAACAAATATTTTCGCATAAAAACGGGCATTACCATAAAATCTTGATACGTTATTTTCATTAACGTATTTAAGTAATAAAACTCATCAAGTTGTCCTTGTCTATAATCCGAAGAAAGGACGAAAAAAGTCAACCCCAAAACCGACGTTAACTGTCAGTTGTTCTCCTGATGGGGCTATTACTACTCTCGACATATCGAGCTTGGGTTCATTATCATCCATAAACTTACGATAAGTTTTAGAATCAAAAATTGGCATTGACTCAACAAACTTCGCAATTTCGGTTTTATCTGTTGTTCCATTTACCTCAACAATTTCCTTATTCATTCTCCAAGTCACTCTTGGTACAACACGTCCTTGAGGATATGTTTCAGCCATTCTGGATAACTCCGTAATTTCGCCATAAGTTAATGGTTTAGCTTTAATTGTTGCTTGAGATTTAGGTAAATTAATTGAAAAAGTACCATCTTCTGATGGTTGTTGTCCATTAACAATTGAAAGTTGGTCTAATAAAACATTTGTTTGAAATGGTTTTTTAGTTGCCGGGTCAGTTAGGTTTAATGTCATTTCAGGTCCAAATGCTGTGTTTCTTAAAAAGATAAGAATTGCCTCAACATCACCTTCAATTAATTCTTCTACTCTAATATCGGGTTCGTATATTTTTGACCTTAATAAATTAAGTGTTAAATCTTTTGCACCACCCATTAAAATATTTTCATCGGCAGCGGTAAGATAACCAACCTTAATTGATTTCTTTTTATTTTTATAAAAAATACCTTGTGAGGGTAATGGTACCACATCGTGTGGTAATGTAAAATTTTGTTGACCGTAGTCGTTTGATTGTTGATTGTCCATATAAAAAAATAACCGTAAAGTTTAGCTTTACGGTTAAATATAGTGAGTATTGATTTTTAATAAATAGTAATTAGTAAACTAACACACATCTATCCATTCTCAAAGTTGCCGCAATTGTTGCCAAAGCATCTTGAGAATATGATAATGAGTTAAAGTTAACGTCAGTTAAGAATGTTCCATAAAGAATCCACTTCTCAACAACAACACCCGTTGGGTCTAACATCTCCAAGTCAATATCTTTTTTATAACCCGCAGCATAACCCATACGACCTGTAACTGATTCAGCGTGTAAACGTACCCACTCCATCAATGCTTGTGCCGCTGAAGGACCAATTGGGTCTCTAAACGTAACATTTAATGCTTGCCAAGTGAATCTTCCCGCAACATATGTTGATGTATTTAGGAAAGGAATTTCAGTCGCAGCGATTTGAATATGTGGTCTTTGAGCAGTTTCTACGAACCATTCATTTATACCCAAACTTGATGGAAACCTTAAGATGAAACGATTCTGACGTTTTGGTTCATAAGGAACCGGCATTTTCATTAATAAATCAGCCATATTATTTTAATTTTTATTATTTTATTTATTCTTATAAATATTAGTTAGTTAAAAATATTTCTATTTACTTTTTTTTATATAGAATTATTCATTATATATAATTTCTAGCTCTAATATTAATTCTAGTTTATTTATATTCTTTCTTAATTCCTCCTGATGTAGAATAAGTCTTTACTATATTATCTGGTTTTTTATTAAAATGTTTACTCATTAATTCAACATTTCTTAAATCGTCATCTGAAAAACCAATAGATAACTTATTAGGGACAAATTTGTTGGACACATCATTTTTGAGGAAAGCTCTCTTATTTAAGACACCCGCCATCGCTTTAATATAATCCACAAAACTTTCCATAGCTTTGACTTTCGCAACCTCAGGGTTGGCAGCACCTTCTTCGTCTCCAAAAGAAACGGGGTGGTATTTGTTAAGTTCCAAATACGATTTAATTAACTCAGTATCAGTCATATCCTCTTCATCAGCAAAACTTCTATATTTCTTTAAGTTTTTTATAAGTGATTTTTTATCAATACCATTAAAATCATTAATAATATAATTATAAATTGCTTCTTTAATTGTATTAGGATTATGTCCTCTTGCAGTAATAATTGAGAATATTGAACCATTATTGATTGCTTCTCTAAAGTCACTAAATGCCGGTCCTAATTTTGCTCTCATTGCGTCAACCAAAAACTCTTTATCTCCTTCAGTTGTGAAATTACGAAATGGATTTTCAGCAAAATTAACAATTACTTTACCGTGATAAGTGAATGGTTCTTTACCAATTTGACCTCTAAACTCAGCAAAATCATCCGTACTCATACCAACCTCATCACCGTCTTCCGACTTTAAAATAATCTTTGTCGGCATATGAACAATATTATCGTCCCAATCGAATGCATAATATTTCATATCTGGTGAACCTTCGGGTTTAAACCCTTCTTTAATTACTTTTTTCATATTTGGCTAAAAAGTGGGGACGAATCCCCACTTATGTTTTTTATTAAATATTCTCAAACGAAGCTCCTGTTGGAGTAATAAAGAACTCAATATCGATGAATTCTAATGCCTTCGTAGGTTTAAGATATATTTTACCTGTTAATGTATTTCTATCTAAATCTTCAGGAGAAGATGAAACTGTTACACGGAAATCGTATAAACCTCTGTCTCTTCTAATCGCATCTAAAATAGGGTTAACACTATCTAAGAATTGTTGTCTAACGATTTGGTCGTTTTGTTCGAACAATAATCTTACCGCTACTGCTGATATTAACTTACGAGCTTGTAATAACAATCTTCTTACGTTTAATCTGTTTAATGCTGTGTCAGAAACTTGAAGAGTTTTGTTACCCCAAATAACCGTTCCAACATCAGCAAAAGTCGCGATTGGATTGATTCTACCTTGATATAAAGTATCTCTATCTTCTTGAGTAAGTTTTTGTCTTGCTTTAATTGAGTTTACTAAACCTCTTGTGTAACCCGCAGATGCGAACCAAGGGAAAGCAATATTATCAGTCAACGCTAAGTTTCTACAAACTTCACCTGTTGGTGGTAAATAGATTTGAGTATTACTTACAGTATCTCTAACTAAAATCCAAGGATAGTAGGTAGCTGTGTAGTTTGAATCAATTCCTGTATTATCCAAGTTATCAACTGCTTCTTGTGAATAAATAATATCTAAAGAGTTAGTTGAATCCGGAGTATACATATTGTAATCAGGAGTTGTTGCGATGTAAACCGAGTCAGCTCTTGAAAATTGAATCATATCAATTGCTTCTTCAACAAGATTAGAGTTGTTAACATAATCAATACCTGTTGTTGCAAAAACGTTAATGTTTGTTGCTTCAGGGTTTGCAAATGTTAATACACCTAATAAGTAAGCATAGTAGTCAGTGTTTGCAAAGTCTTGAGTATTGTTTTGAACAATAATTCTTTTGAATACACCATCACCAGTTGCCGTTGGGTATCTTGGAGATGCCGCAGCACCTGCCAAATATCCTGAATCACCTAATTGGAATCTATCTTGATTTGTTCTAAATTCTCTGTAGATATCCCATCCGTCAAATCCACCCGCGAAACATACTGTGTACTTTCTTGAGTAAATGAAGTAATATGGATTTTCTTGAGTTTGTGGGTCTTCTCTAAAATCAGCAACACCACATTCGAATGCAGTAGTTCCACTATCAACAGAGGTATTACCAATATTAACAACCGTAGCACCTGAGTCCATATGGAAACCTTTACTTAATACATTCCATTTAACAGAATCTGTTCTATTTATCCAATCTACTGTTGGATTTTGTTTACCTTTATAAGAGAAGAATGATTCGTCAACACCATATTGAGTAGTTGAAAATCCTAAGTAAGTTCTTCTTACAATATCTCCACCCGATTCAACTGCATTTGAAACTCCACCTGTAGTTGTACCAAATGGTGGGTTATAAATAACTTCACCAGGGTAATTATATTTCACTTTATATTGAATATAAGGTGATGGATATGTTGAATAATTTTCGTATTCTCTTTGAGTATAACCGTAGAATCCACAAGGAATTGCATCTATTGGTGCTTCGTCCGCCATTTCAATCATAATAAATTTTGAAATTAAAGCGTATTCACCATTTGATGAACCAATTTTCTTAGCAACAAAGTTATTAGATGCTGGGTCCAAATTACAATTTGTAAATTTTTCAATTACAACAGGATTTGCATCCGTATCGAAGAAACTTCTAACCAACACATCAAATGTCATATTATTAAATGATAAGTTAGCAATTGAAACTTTAACTTCTGTATTTGCGGAATCACCATCTGAAATTGAAATAAACTTAAATAAGTTATAAACTTTATTACCTCTTAGCTCAGATACTAAGAAAGGAGTTTCTGGTGATTGATATTTTTCTAAATTCCAAGCAATTGAAGTAGTTGATGTTGTATCTCTTGCTTCAGGTAACTCGATTAAAGTACAATTTAATCCACGAACATAACCTTGGTTGTAACCATAAGCTAATGATGCTGGATAAACTTCTTCAATAAATAATGGAACTTCAAATCTTGATTTACCAAAATTATCAAAACCAAAAACTTTTGTAAGATATTTTGATGATGCCGCCAATAATGAAGTTTCAAATGTGAATACTTCATTTTCTTTAGTAACACCTGAAATTGCAAATGTTGCATATGGTGAAGTTGTTATACCTGAATATTGACCACTACAAAGTAATGATACATCGGTTAAACCAGTAACTTGATAAACAGGTCCGTGATTTTCACTTGTTGAATTATTAGTGTATAATGAAATACCTCTTGAACGTAAAGTAGCAACAACCATATTATTGTATTCAGGGTAAGCAGTACCTGAGAAGTTATAAACATTACCCGATACAGTTCCTGTAAAACTTTGTGAAGAACCTGAAGTTAATGAACTTACAACGTAATCAAATGAATAACCTGAATAACTATCAGCACTATAGTTTTGGAAGTTAGCATAATACCAAGAATCGTTAGAACCAGCACTTAAATCATTTTGTGATAAATCAACTGAATAACAATCATAAGCATTTGTTACAGCACTATAAGTTGAAACTAAACTATTGTAAGTAGTTTCAGGAATAGCACCATATACTATTGCAGTTGTTGCCGATAATGATGGTGTGTCCATAATCGTATCCAAGTAACTATTAAAGTCATTTGAATATGTTGAAACTGAACCATCAGCCAATCTATATTGTGTGTTGTAATTTGCCGATACTTGTGAAGGTAAATCATTTGTATCTAAAAATGTTATTGTTCCACCTGAAGATGTTCCTGTAAAAGTAGCACTCCAAGTAGTTCCTGTAGATGGATTTAATCCAATTGTTAATGGGTCAACATTCGCAGTTACGGTTAAAGACCAAGAAGGTCCCGCGTCATAACCCGACAAACCTAATACTCTTGTTACGAATAACTGATTAGATTGTTGAAGATATGATTTAGCAATGTATGCCGCTTCATATTTAGGGATTTGAGTA